ACCCATGGCAGATTTGCCTTGGTCTATCAAATCTTGTAGGTTAGATTTAGTTTGTTCGTATGCATCAGCTAAGTCTTCTTCAAGTTCTGCTTCATCAACCTTTACCGCAGGCAAAGTTTCTTTTTTGACCGCAGGCGGAGGTGCAACCACTTTTGTGGTCACATCAAAGATTTCTTCCATATTTTTGTCAAATGTATTCATAGTTTAACGTAGTTTAATTAACTTGTTGCGCCTTTGATGATTACATATTGAATCACTGGTGCTTCAGCTGTAACTGTTGTGATACTACGAACAGTAACGTTTGCTTGACCTGCACTTGTATTGGCAGCAAAAACATAATTACCTAATGTTCCGCCACTAAAGTGATTCAACATTATAAAATCATTTGCAGCAATTGTGGAATTTGTTAATACAAAAGTATTTGCAGCACCTGCAGCCAATGCTTGTGAGAACAATGTAATTTGGCCTGATGGTTTGTTTAATGTGACACCAGTAGTTCTACTTGTACCTTGAGTAACTACGCCACCAGCACCTGTTGAATAACCAATACCATTGCCTGATGTTTCTATCAAACCGCCAGTGAATATATTACCTGCAACACCAATGCCTCCAGAAACAATCAATGCACCAGTTGATGTATTAACAGAAGTATTAGAACTTTGAATAAAAACTTCTGTGAAAGGTGTAAATATAACATCACCATAACCATCTGGATCGATAATTAGATTAGAACCAGAACCTGTTGCTGTTGTGATTGTGGTAGAATAAAGATTGCCTCTAACGTTTGCGGTGCCAGTAATCAACAAGTTACCTGTTAGTGTACCACCTGTATTTGCTAAATCTGAACCAGCCGCATTAGCTGCCGCATTAGCGGTATTCCAAACTGTTTGTAAAGTAATTGCGTTGGCTGCATACCAACCACCTGCTTTATTTCCATCGTGTACAGTTATTTGATTCAATGTGGTATCAACAATCAGTTCACCAGAAGCACCAGTAATACTGGCAAGGTTGCTTGTTGTATATCGTCTAAATTGTAGCGTCTTTGACATTTTTTAACCTTTAAATATTTGGAGTTTCAGTTATAACTGTGTTGAATGTAAATGAACCTGTGTTAGATGTTTCAGTTGACAAATCTTCTACACCAACATCTATTGATAAATCTTCTGGAACTGGATCTAAAGCAGTTTCTGTTAATAAATCCTCATTAACATCTGCATATGTTGGAGAAATAACAATCTTTGCAAGTTCTTGTGGTACAACTTGGTAAGCCAAAAATTTCCAACTTGCATTTGAATTTTGGCCAACAATATTTTTATTAGAAACAAAATTGCCTGATAAATTTGAAAGTAACAAAGTCTTTCCTACTTTATCCCAAGTAACAACTTTGCCAGAAGCAGTTGATAATGACGCAGAAGTTCCTTGATATGCCAACTCACCAATTTTATAACCACCTAATCCTGTAGACGCCATTTCAAATAACACATTGTTTGCTTGGTTTGGATCATTGTATATATTCGTAATAGATGTTTCAACTAAACCAACACTTGAAGTACCACCAAAAATGAAACCTTTGACTGTGAAGTTCAAAGTCCAAATGACCATTCTTGTATCTGAATCTCTGTCACCTTCATAGGTTACTTCATAGGTTGTATTATTTAGGATGATAGGAACTTCTTTTACAATTCCCATTTCAGGAATCATATTGACTTTGATTGTATAATCTGGTGCAAAATATGGCAATATATGTTCTATGATTTGATTGCCATCTTCAATATTACGAACATAGAGATACAAACTAAAATCAAAATTGTATGGCACAGGCATATACTGTGAAAGAAAACCAGATCCTGCAGCTGCAAAGTTCTGCATGTTTGTGATTTGCTTACGACTTGCATCATAAGATATGCCATTCATTTCATATGACATACGTGGCAATGCCATCTGAATCTTTTTGTCTAAGTTTGGATCTTGTTGCAGACGAACAACATACAATTCTTTTGTTGCATAATCTAAAGGAACAACAAAACGCTCTTGTTCTGTTTCATCTGGATTATAACGAACCAATGTGATATTATCAAACAAGTTGCCAAATGCAACTGTTATCTTACGAATCATTCTATTGTAAGTGGTATTAGACATTATATACCACCTAAAGGATTAGATTCTGTAATGTCCAATATGCTTGATGCAGAACCACGAATCAAACTATTGTCGTATGTTTCTTTGACTGCGGGTACTTCTAATGGATCATATGAAGAAACAATGTAACTTGCACCACTCTTTTGGCCAATTGCAACTTGGCCATCGACAAATGTACCTGCAATATTTGTTACTGCCATTTGATGTGCTGATGGAACCCACGATTGAATTGTGGCCACTGCTGTTGCATTTGCGTATGTATTATCAGGAGATTGAAACACCAACTCTTGTAGTGTGTATGTACCTGAACCAACACCAGTGTTTAAATGTATTGTATAACCAGAATCGTAAACAACAACATCGATGTCTCGTATACCAGTAGAAATAACCTCTTGTGAATATTTGAATTTTTCCAAATCTAACTCATAGAAGTATGGTAGTTTTCTACCTAATTGAAAAAAGTCTTTAGTCTGATTGACAAACTTAATCTCATACAACTCACCTAGACCATTGAGAAACGGAACATATATCAAATCACCTTCACGTGGTCTTTGAAATGTGTTTTGTGGTACTCTTTGGCTAAATGTTCTTTTCGATACAATTACAGAAACTTGGTTACGAATCTCTAGGCCAAACTTTGTGAACATCTCTTTATCGCCACCGTATTCTGTGGCATTAGAGAGATACATTTCTAATGGAAATGCTGTGTTAAACTTCTTAGTTGGATCTTCACCATAAAGAAGGTCCCGAGCTGCATCATTATCATTAGGAAGGTAATATGAGTCAAAACCCATAATCTTTATGGATTCTACTATCAAGTCCTCGATGATTTTCTGGTCTGGCCTAGAACCATACAGATTAAAATAGTTACTTGTTGCCATGTTAGTTTAAGAACCATTCTAATGGACCACCGTAGTTGTCTATCATATCTTTTTCTAATCTGGCAATCTCACCCATAGCTTCATCATATGTTTCTTTACCATTCAATGTGACACCACCTGGTAATTGTAGACCACCAAATTTTTTCATATTCTCCCCCCAAGTCCTCTTAATGAGAGCTGTGGCATACTCTTTCAACCAACGGTCATTCCACACGTTAGGATAAGTGTTAGGATCAATTGCACCATAACATTCAGACACCACAACTTGGCCTGGAGTTACTTCGTATCCTGCACCCCATGCCCAATCAATGTAGAGTCTTTGCATATTACGCACAAAACGAATAGGAACTTCACCAGTGAACTGGAGTTCCAAAGAACGCAAGTGTTGTTGAGTCAAGGTATAATTGATGTAGGATGCAGATGTGAAGTCATACAATTCATTTAGGCGGAGTTGGTATCTTAGGTCAAACATATTGATGGTTGCCTGAGAATCTGTCAAAGGAAAGATACGAGTAATACCAAGGATGCTTACGTTGTTGCCGTTTTGGTCAACAGCCTGTGATGCATCTAGGTATTGATTGGCAATATCTGTGCCAGTGACGTAATGGATCCAGTAAAACTTTTGTGCGCCATCAAAATGGTAATCTTGCCAGTATTGTATTGCATCATCAATACGGTCGGATACTTGGTCTTCGTCAACATTGATATCAATGACTGGCGCACCTAACCTACGTAAACAATAATTTGTAAAGTCTTGTCTGTTTAAAATTGGTGCTGAAGCCATGCGAGAATCTCCTATTATAACCTATTTATTCAACAAGAGATTATGGACTTCCTGCACTTGTTGATGGGAATGAACGTGAACTTCCTGGCCACATAATTCTAACGCCTCCATTATTAGGTGTAGTATACCTATAATTTGAAGAACCTCCGTTTGAACCGCCATAACTACCGCCCGAACCACCGCAACCACCAGATATATTATTTCCGTAACCGTTACCACCTGAACATCCTCCGCTACCTCCGGAACCTCCACGGCCTCCAGAACAAGAATGAGAACCTCCTGATCCACTTGATCCTTGGCCATACAGGCCTGTTCCACCGCCACCGCCACCAGAAGATCCTACAACTGGATAATATCCTCCAGATCCACAACAAAGATATGGACAATAAACATTATGTGCGCTTCCAGATCCTCCTCCTCCTGCGCCACCCCCTGAACCTGAAGAACCGCAAGAGTAACAATAACCCCCATTTCCTCCGTTTCCACTATAACCTGCAGCTCCACCTCCGCCGCCGCCAAAACCCAGATTTGAACCACCACAATGAGTCGTACTTCCTGATACTGATCCACATGATGTTAGTAGATATGTTCCAGAACGTTTAAAACCAAAATAGTTACACTTCTGAGCAGTTACACAATATGATGCTGATGGAGTTACACTAATATTATTTTTATAACTTAACTGTCCGGCTGTTCCTCCACTTGAACTGCCTCCATTCCTTACAGCCACCGCTGAAACTGAAGAAACACAACTTGGTGCCACCCAAGTATAATTTCCTGCTGTATAAAGTGAAGATGATGATACGGATTGTGTTGTTGCTGTACCCGTAGAAGAACTATAACAACTATAACCTACTGAGTTATGTGCTCTTACGTGGAATGTATATGATGTACTTGAAGACAAACCTGTTATTGAAATGGGACTAGAACCAGTTGCTGAATGACTACCGGAAGAAGTACATACAACTTGGTAATAATCTATTGAAGCGCCACCATTACATGATGATCCAGTAAATGATACTGATATTGCCGAACAACTTGTAGCAGTTGCTGACACACTAGTGGGTGCATTTGGCACTACATTATTTGTTGTAATGCTACTACTAGAGCTGCTATAAGGTCCATAGCCTAATGAGTTTTGAGCTCGCACCTTAAATGTGTAAGATGTGCTATGCGTTAAACCAGAAAAAGAAATAGGACTGGAACTACCTGTAGCAGTAATACAACCTGGTGATGATATGGCTTGATAACCAGTAATTGGTAGACCACCGGAACAACCAGCAGTAAATGCTATTGTTGCTGTTGTTGCACTAGTTGCTGTTGCTGCACCGATAGTTGGTGCAGCTGGTACTGTTGGTGAAAAACCAGCAAAACCAAATCCTTTTATCGAAGCAGCACCTCTAGTATTAATTAATGGCATTTTCTATCTTTCCTATTTCTCATTATGGACTTCCTACTGATGTTGATGGGAATGTACGGGTATTTCCGGGCCAGACTATACGAATGGCTGCTGATCCTTCAGCAGGAGTATTTCCTAAAAGGTATCCTCTTGCTCCACCGTAATTTCCACCTGCACCAGAATTGCGACCTGAAGCGCTTCCACCAGTAGCGCCGCCACTTCCACCTGTACCACCAGTTGCATTTCCATTACCGTTACATCCTGGAGAACCATTTGCACCTTGGCCAAAGATTCCTACACCACCTCCGCCTCCAGCACCATAATTTGGAATCACTACATAAGTTCCGCAACAACATGTACCAAAGTAAGATGTGCTACCTCCGCCACCACCACCGCCACCGCCAGATGCCGCAGAGGCTGCACCATTCGGTCCATAACTCCTACCACCACTTCCAGAGTAACCACCAGCTCCTCCTCCGCCGTAGCCAACACAACCTCCACCATAATTATGGCCAGAATATCCTCCGTTTCCGCCTCCATCTCCTAATCTAGTTGTTCCGCAGGATGCGTATACGGTACTTGTGTTTATAAAATAACTAAGACAACCACTAGGACCTACTTTTGCACCATATGAAGATCCAGGTGAAACGGAAATATTATTTTTATAAGATAAAGCTCCTGCATAATAATTAGCGTTTGGTGCTCCAACAACAACAGTAGAAACTGAAGTTACGCCAGTTGGTGCAACCCAAGAATATGTTCCAGAGGTTGTATAAGATTGTGAACCAGTTACTGCTTGTGTTGTTGCTGTACCTGTGCTTGAACTATAAGATCCATAACCTAATGAGTTATGAGCTCTGACCTGAAATGTATATGATGTGCTAGAAGAAAGACCTGTTATAGATATTGGACTTGATCCTGTTGCTGAATGTGTTCCCGTAGCAGTACAAACAGCTTGATAATAATCTATTGATAGACCACCGTTACAAGCAGGAGTTGTAAATGATACCGATATAGAACTACAACTTGTAGCCGTCGCTGATACAGATGTAGGCATACCTGGTACTGTTGGTGAGAAACCAGCAAAACCAAATCCTTTGATTGAAGCAGCGCCTCTAGTATTGATTAAAGGCATTCGCCTTCTCCTTAAGTAAGACTTGTTGCTGTATTACCTGTTGCAGGATCTATGACAGTTGGTCTTTCTGGTTCGTATGCATCAATTGGTACCATGTTATATGTACGATGTAGAATTCTTAAAGTTGGTTGCAATGTGAGATGCTCAATTGTTCTCCATCTTGTAAAGTCCCATGACTCATGTGGTTCTTCATGATCCATCAATTTAAAGATGCCATGTTCTCTTAGATATGCATCGTCTTCACTTTCAGGTGTGACAAGAACCCAATTTAAATCTGCTTGGTGTTTAACGTATCTCATGTTTAAGTACCTGTATTTGCTGTGTTAGAAGAGGGTGGTTGTAAAGCACTTGCTGGCGTCAATGGTGATGGGAATTTAGCAGGTGTCGGGAAGTCTGTAATTGTTTTGGTATCAGTAGTACATTCAACCCATGCCTTAGTTTCTTCATCCCAACGATATTTACCTGTTGGTCTTGCAACTGGTGGCAACCAAAAATATGTATCTGTTTCTAATGTCCATGATTTGATGAATGGAGGAGGATTATCTTTTAGATTTTGAATCAATGCATCAATTTCTGGTTGTGTCAAATCAACAATCGTAAATGTGTCTTCATAGTTGATACCATCAGATGATTTTTCATAAGATGTAACAACTTTTTGACGAACAGTTGGATAAGTTC